TCGCACCGCCGATGGTGCCGGGTGGCAAGTTCCGGGTACTGGAAAAGCACCAATTCCGGGGCATGGACTTTGCGGCCCAGGCTGAGGCGATACGCCAGGTCACCAGGCGTTACTGGGTCACTTACATCGGTATCGACATCACTGGCATGGGCTCAGGCGTGGCCCAGTTGGTGAAGCAATTCTTCCCGAACATCACCACGTTCAGCTATTCGCCCGAAGTCAAAACGCGCCTGGTGCTGAAGGCCTATGACGTCATCAAAAACGGCCGTCTGGAATTCGATGCCGGCTGGACCGACCTGGCCCAGTCGCTGATGGCTATCCGTAAAACAATTACCGCCTCCGGGCGCCAGTTTACTTACACGGCCGGTCGCACCGACGAAACCGGCCATGCCGATTTAGCGTGGGCAACGTTCCACGCCCTGCACAACGAACCCCTCGAAGGGCAGACCACGGCGAACACCGGATTTATGGAGTCCTACTGATGAGCAGACGTAAGCGCGGCACCCAACTGGCCACCGCTCAGCCGACAATCGAAGGGGAGGTGCGGCCGCCTGAATCTGGGCCGGTCGAGGCGTTCACCTTCGGCGATCCTGCACCGGTACTGGATAGCCGGGAGATCCTCGACTACCTGGAGTGCTGGGCCAACGGGCGTTGGTTCGAAACGCCTATGTCAATGGAAGGTCTGGCGAAGACGACGCGGGCCAGCGTGTACCTTCAGTCAGGGCTGAACTTCAAGCGCAACATGCTGGCCCGCACATTTGTTCCTCACCGGCTGTTGAGCCGACAGGCTTTTGAGCAGTTCGCCCTGGACTGGCTCTGGTGCGGCAACTGCTATCTCGAAAAGCGCAACAACATGCTCCGTAACACCATGGGCCTGCTGCCGCCGCTGGCGAAGTACATGCGCCGTGGCGTGGATATGGAGACCTATTACCAGGTGCGCGGCTGGAAGGATGAGCACGAATTCGCCCCTGGATCGATCTGCCACCTGCGCGAGGCCGATATCAATCAAGAGATCTACGGCCTGCCGGAATGGCTAGCAGCGCTGCAAAGTGCGCTGCTCAACGAGAGCGCCACGCTGTTTCGTCGCAAGTACTACAACAACGGCAGCCATGCCGGTTTCATCCTTTACATGACGGACGCGGCGCAGAAGGAAGAGGACATCGATTCACTGCGGAGCGCGCTGAAAAACTCCAAAGGGCCTGGCAACTTTCGCAACCTGTTCGTGTACGCGCCGGCCGGGAAGAAGGACGGCATTCAGCTCATCCCGGTGAGTGAGGTCGCTGCCAAGGACGAATTCAGCTCGATCAAGAACATCAGCCGCGACGACTTGCTCGCGGCGTTGCGCATTCCACCCCAGTTGATGGGCATCGTGCCGCAGAACGCGGGCGGTTTTGGGTCATTGCGGGAGGTTGCTGAGGTTTGGGCGGTCAACGAACTGGAGCCGTTGCAGGCAAGGCTAGCCCAGGTCAACGAGTGGCTGGGTGAAGAGGTCGTCAGCTTCAAGGAATTTGAGCTTCCAACCGGGGGGAAGTAGTACCCCCGCGCAGTAAACGAGGCGACGAACCGGTGCGTCAACACCGGTTCGACGCTGAAACACTCGAACACGCCGAGTGCTCCAACCAAGGCCTCGCCCCACTGCGCAGGGGGTGCGAAGCCTAAGCGAATCCAATTGTCGAAACAAGGATCCCTTATGAGCACACCGATAATCCCGTGGATGGGCGGCAAACGTCGCCTGGCAGATCGCCTTATTCCGCTGTTCCCGCCGCATGAATGTTACGTCGAGGTCTTTGCCGGCGGCGCCGCACTTTACTTCATGAGGCCCCAAGCGGCGCCGGTTGAAGTTCTCAATGACATCAACGGCGACCTGGTGACGTTGTACCGCGTCGTGCAGAACCACCTGGAAGAGTTCGTGCGCCAGTTCAAGTGGGCGCTCAGCTCCCGCCAGGTGTTCGAATGGCAGAAAATGACCAGGCCGGAAACGCTCACCGACATCCAGCGGGCTGCGCGATTTTTCTACCTGCAGCACCATGCCTTTGCCGGCAAGGTCAGTGGGCAGACCTTCGGTACCGCGACAACTGGCCCAGCCATTAACCTGCTACGGATCGAGGAGAACTTGTCTGCGGCTTGGCAACGGCTGTCTGGTACCTATGTCGAGAACTTGGGCTGGCTTGAATGTGCGGAGCGCTACGACCGGCCACACACTTTCCATTACATGGATCCGCCGTACTGGCAGACCGCCGGTTACGGAGTGGACTTTCCCTTTGAAAACTACGAGCGGATGGCCGAGTTTATGCGGCGCTGCAAGGGGAAGGTGATGGTCAGCATTAACGACCATCCCGATATTCGGCGTGTTGATGGGTTCCACTTCGAAACGGTGGACATCCGATACAGCACGGCTAATCAGAGGCAGGGGAAAGCCGAGGTCAGCGGGGAGCTGGTGATCATGAATTGGGAGCCCGATGCCTTCGGCGGGCTGTTCTAGAGAACTGGCTCGATCAAACTGGCGTCCTTATTTCTCACGTTGCCCACGGCGTTGCTGACCTTGAACCATTCAAAGGCCTCGGCCGGCTCGCCCTGGTGCAACACCATTTGCTCGGCACGCTCTTTTGGTGTTGCCGGGTCCAGCCATTCGCGGGCTAGGTCCGGTGCCAATACCACGGGCCTCCTGTCGTGAATATCCACCATTCCGCCAGCACTATCGGCGGTGATGATCACAAAGCCGTCATGCTCGCCTGGGCCTTCATCAGCGTCTGGAAGTTGGCCGATGGCCGCGCAAAAGATGGGGGAGCCGTCCCGCCTGCGGATCAGATAGGGCTGTTTCTTAGGGCCACCTTCATCTACCCACTCAAACCAGTTGTCGATAGGCGTAATCGTCCGGTGAGGCCAGATCGCTCGGAAGAATGACCCGTGCGCGACCTTCTCGACGCGTGCATTGATCGGCGCGGCACGATCCTTCGCCCAATGTGGTCGCCAACCCCAGCGCACCGGATCGGCGTGCAGTAAGTCGCCCTGTAGATGTAACAATGCAACTTCGGTCGTCGGTGCCACGTTGTAGCGCTCGATGGGCTGATCACCCACTGAGTTTGCCAGGGCATTGGGCATGCTCAAGGCTGCAACGAAGTCATGGATGCCCCGGTACTGCGACAGTCTTCCGCACATAACCAATCCCTCTTTCCGTTTGATCTTAGACAATCGTGATTGGATGAGGTCTCATTTCATCGACGATGCGCTTCAGAGCTTCGTTATCACGTTGATGTGAACGGAGCGATGTAGTGAGGTTGTCGATCTGTTTTCGCATCTCAGCCGCTTCGCCACCTCTCTGGCGGAGGTACCCGGCGAACTCTGCATTCTTCGCCTGGGTATCCAGCAGCATCTGACTGATCCCGAAAACATCCTCCCTTGCTTTGCGTAGTTGCGCGTTCAGTTCCTGGATCTCGTTCTCCAGTAGGCGGCAGTGCTGTCGGTACATTTGCAAAGGAGTAGGGAGGCCAAGCCAGCCGAGGGTGTCTTCGTGGTTGTTCATGGGAGCGAATTCAGTACTGTATGCGTATACAGTAATCGAGGTTTGGCCATCATGCGATTTGAGGCGACGAACTGTAGGCGGTAGGGGGGATTGGGTCAGAAAAGTCAGCTGGGATAGATGAAAGTTTGCCCTTCAACAGCATGAAAAAACCCATTTCAACATGGCATTTGCAGGGTGTCACGGCAAGCGCAAGCGGCTGCGCGGCCCAATAAATACGGGGCTTTCGCTCTGCGTTGGCGACACTCTACGACCTGTAGACGCCGAGGGGATTTGGCGTGCCACAAATCGGGATACAGACGTGCTACATGCGGGGTAGTGACGTGCTTCATCACCCGGCGCGCGCCGTCGTCCCCCCACCTCGCCTGCGGGCTAAATGTGTCGTTTTTTCTTCAGTCCCTGCAGCGCTTGCGGCGCAGGCCTGCTGGGACTTGCTATGGCATTTAGTGGAGCCGAAAAGCCTGCGAAACCCTGCGGGAGTGGGTTGTTTTTGAACGCATGGCTGAGTGCTGAGGGTGAGCGATTTTGAGAGGTGGCTCGGGAAAAGGGTTAGTTTTTGAAATGGGGGAGGGCGATGCTCTACAGGCCCCGTGTTTACTGGGGTTGGGAGCTAACTTTGGGGGGTAAGTTATGGTTAGGTTAGAGGTTATTAAATTATAAGATACTGATTTATAAGGAATTTATTCTATTGGTTTTTAACATCTATAAAGGTTAGGAAATAACCCTTTGCTAACCAAAACCTAACTCGGGGTAGTCGCCGCAAAGCCGCACAGAACAAGGCTTACAGGGCGATCAGAAAAAAACTAACCGTCCTAACCTCTTTCCCGTGGGTCAACATGAAAAGCCGAAAGCGCCTAAGGGGGGGCGCAGGCTGAGGTCCATCAGATGTTGTGCATGCACACTGCCGCACAAGCACTCCCAGGAATACAGTAACTGTCACCAAAACTGTCACCAGCTCTGCGCAACGTCACTTTGATACCGCTGGAAGCCTTGAAAATAGTGGAGCTGGTGAAGGGAATCGAACCCTCGTTATCAGCTTGGGAAGCTGCTAACGAGGGACGCGACTGCAAATGGGATGCCCAATGAGCGAAATTACCTCAGCATGCCTAGTGGAGGAATGAAAGTGACATATGGAAGTTGTCAGATTTGGCATTCATTCTGTTTGAAGAGGCTGCGACAGCACGCTCGATTCGAGTTGGTTCTTGCGATGACTTTCTAAAAAGGTCTTATAGTTGTGAATGTTCAACTTGTTGAAGGGGTCGAGCTCAATGGCCCTTTTATACATTGCTTCGGCCGCATCGTAATCTTCGCGCTGTTCCTCTAAGAAGACCGCATAACTGCCGGTGTGTATTTCGCTTGTCGAGTCCAGC